CTTGCCCGAGCTGCATCAGGTCGGCGGAATGGCCGCCGCTGAACAGCGAGCCGCGCGCCGCCGCGCTGCGGTCGGACAGCTTGAGCCCCTGGTCGAGCGCGAATTTGTAGTCCGGCGAGTTCTCGAACCCGGACCAGTCGCCGTTGAGGAACGCGGCCTGCCGGCCGAGTGCGTCCTGCCCGGCCTGCAGGAACGGCAGCTGATCCTGCCGCGACTGGTCGTATTCGCGGCGCTGCTCGTCGGTCGCGTACTGCGACGCCGCCGTCTGTGCCGCGGCGCCGGCCTTGCCGGCCTGCGATTGCTTGTTTGCGCTGTAGAGGCCGACAACGGCGGCAGCGGCTACGCCCCAAGGCATGTTCAGTTCTCCTGCGGCATCAAGCCGCGCGCTTGCAGCTCCCGCAACACGTCGGTGTCGGGAGTCCACGTTCTCGGGTGGGGTTGCACCTGCATGTCGCGCAGCAGGCGGTAGCGCACGGCGTCGAAACGCACGTCAGGCAATAAAAAAGCCCACAGGTCGTGGGCTCGGTCTTCGTTCCAGAGGTCAGCGAAGCGCCATCGTTGGGCGTCGACGCGGGCAAGCTCGGGGGCCAGCACGCCCACCTGGCCCAGTCCCATGCGCGCCAGCGAGGCGTCGCAGTCGGCCGGGTCGCGCTCGATCACCGCGATCGGGCATTCAAGCTGATCCAGCCACTTCGGCATCAGATAGCCGCCGGTGCAGCTCACGCCGAAGCGTCGGCCATCGCGCGGCCACTGCTCCGGTAGGAACCGGAACGGGTCATGCAGGCAGAGCGTCGTGTCCGTGGTGAGGAGGTTCGCCAGCCACGTTGTGCCGGACCGCGGCAGGCCCAGCACGCAGAAGTCGACGTTCATTCGCAGCAGACAATCAGGGTGATGCGTGGCACCGGGGAGTCGTTGTCGACACCATGCAGCACATCATTTCGAAACTCGTAGACCTCGCCCGTTTCCGGCCGAAGTTCGGTTCGGTGTCCGTCGTGCTCAAACCAAAACACCTGGTCCGCATGCCCGCTGATCTGCACGCCGATCTTGCGGTACGTCTCGGCGTGCCAGCCGCGGTCGATGTGCGGTTCGACGCGGCCACCGGGCGGGATGCGCGTCACCAGCACGCCGCCCAGCTGCGACGCGCCCGCGAGCCGCTTGGCCTGCCGCGCCAGCGACCACAGCGCCGGCACCTCGGTCACGACCGGATACCACACCGACGTGTGCGGGCCGTTGAACGCCGCCGCATCGCCGGTGAAGTTCTCCCAGGCGTTGTAGCGCACCCAAATATCGTCGACCTGCCGGTGCACGTATGCCTCGCGCCGCAGGCTGTGCCGGTTCCACACCTGTGGATTCGCGTCGAGCTGTTTCACGGCCGCGCTCACGTCGAGCCGGCCGATCAGGCGAATCGGGCTCATGCGTGCGTGATGTGCTCGATGCCCCAGTGCCCGCCGCCATTGGGCATGGTGACTTCGGTCCACGTTGCGCCGTTGTCGGTCGACTTGTAGACCCGGGAGTTGCACATGGCGACAGTGATCCCGTTGCCGTAGGCGAACTTGATGACCGCATCGTCATGGGCTGCGTCGATCGTGACCTGCGAGAACGTCACGCCGTGATCGGTGCTGCGCAGGATGCGCGTGCCCAGCCCGGGGCTACCCCCTCGCTTGAACAGCATCACGCCGTTCACGGAGATCGCACCGCCTGGCGAAATGTCGTGTGAATACCCGAGGTCAGTGTGTGCCCACGCTGCGCCGTCCGTTGTCCGGTAATAGCCGTTCAGCGTGTCGAACACGACAGCCGCAGCCGTGGTGCAAACGATCGGCGAATAAATTTGCGGGCTGCTGAACGACGAGTCGTGCCAAATGGCGAGGTCGTCTGAATACTTGAAGGTGCCTGCGATGTTGAAGCTGATCCACTTGTCGCCCAGCCGGGCAATATCAATGGGGCCGCCGATCGAGGTGAGCAGGAGCGACCATGTCGCGCCTTGGTCGAGTGTCTTGTAGAGCTTGCCGCCATTCGTTCCGCAGAACCCGATACCGGAGATATAGCGCAGGTAGTAAATGGTGTCTGATGCGTTGACGGTGACACTTGTAGTCGTCACACCATCCGCATAATTGAAATCGGTGAACCGCTCAAGCAGGCCGGAGCCAGTGTTGAACTGCCCGTTCACGACTGCGCCAGCGCCTAGCTGCTTGGGATAATTCGCATCCTCGATATAGGGGCTTCGCGTGGTCGACGTGCCCCATGATGCGAGGTCATTGCTGGAGACATACAGGCCGTTCGTGCCGCCCGCGGCGAGCGACTGCACGGCAATCCATTCGCTCGTTAGCGCGCTGACGATGACGACATCGCTGTAGCTGCGCGACGCGCACCCGGTCGTCAGCGTCAGGGTGATAGCGTAGGCGTTGGCCGTCGTGGCGGTGCCCGTCACGCGCCCCATCGCGTCGATGCTGGTCCCGTCCGGCAGGCCCGACGCGGTGATGGTGTATTGCTGCCCCGGGTAGGACGTCGTGATCGTGTACTGGAAGTCGACCGTGTCGCCGACGTTGTAATCAGGCATGGTGCCGGCGATGGTCGGCGCGACTTCGGCCGAGGCGACGCTTTCCTCGCCGCCCGTGCTCGCCACGACCTTGAACCCGGCCACCGTGACCGGGTTGCCGTCCGCGTGCAGCACGCCGGTGCGGATGCGCCGCGGCATGATCTCGCAGCCTTCGTACACGAAGCCCCACGCCAGCCGGTACAGCTTGCCGGTCTGGAAATCGCCGCCGACCCACTCGTTGCCCCACTTCACTAGCGTGTTGAGGCGCCAGCGGTTGAGGCCGAAGGATTGCCGGCGGTGCCACTTGCCGGTCACGACGTCATAGCCCCACGTCTGCCCGTCGCCCCAGGTCACGTAGTAGACGACGTGGCCGCGGTCCTCGTAGGTGAAGGCGAACGCCTTGGCTGGATTGAGGTCGCGCCAGGCGGCGGCGAGCACCGGCGTGCCGATCGGGACCGGCGTGTAGCCGTTGAGCCGGTATGGCACGCGGTCGTCGCCGACGAAGAACACCGAGTTGTCGAGGCGCCGGATCGTGTTGCCGTTGATGCAGCCGCGCTCGATGACCGAGCCGCGCTGCAACTGGAATGCGGTGCCCGCCGCATTGTTCTCGGGGTCGTTCACCCACGGCTCGATCGTGCGGGCGCCGAACACCAGCACTTCGTTGTGCGAGGCGACGAGCCCTTGGATCGCATCGGGCGAGGTTTCCGCGCCGTAGCGGTCGAGCGTGTTGTAGCTCAGCGCGTCGACCAACTCCGAGTGGTACCAGAACCGGCCCAGCGGCTCGACGCCGACGATGTACTGGTTCAGGAAGTCGCAGGACTTGAACCCCGCGAAGCCGTCGTCGGCGATCTGCGAGAAATCGGCCGTGACCGTGTTGTAGACGTAGCCGCTCGATCCGTTGCCGACGACCAGCTGGTTGCCGTCCGTGATCTGGTTGTAGGCCATGCACACCCGGCCGGTGCCGGGGATGGTGCCGCGGTTGGTGGCCGTGCCGTTGCTCGCCACTTCGTAGAGCGCGGTGCCGGACACCACGAACAGCGTGCCCTCGACGCTGATCGCGCCGCGGTGCGGGCCGCTGCCGATATTGGCGAACACCTCCATGCCGGGCGCCGTGCGGTACAGCACCCGCGAGCGCGTGCCGGCCTGCTGCGCCGGGAGCGGGATGTAGTTTTCGAGATCCTGCTGCGTCCAGTCGCGCGTGAGGTCGCTGTAGCTGCCATCGGGCAGCGGGAAGTCGGACCAGTTGCCGTTCGCGGCCAGAATGGCGGCGGCGAGGATGTCCGCGGCGAAGTCGGACGTATCGCACGTCTCCCACACGCGCCACGTCGCCTGGCCAAGCTGGCGCGTGACCAGTTCCTTACCGAACGCACCCGTGGCGCCTGCATTGAGGTCGCGAAAGGCCGTCCAGTTGCCGGCGTCCTTCGTATAGCGGACCTGGATGACGTGGTCGGTCATCGGTCAGCCGTTGGTGAAGTTGTAGCCGCCACACCAGCCCTCGCCCATGGGCAGGTCGGCGTAGCTGATGCGGGCATAGGTGTTGGCAACGACGTCGGCGCGGAGCGCGGCCAGTCCGTCGTTCGCCTGCTGCACGACACTCTGTTCGAGCGGCACCTTGTAGCGGGGCTGCAGGTAGAGCGCGAGGTTCGCGGCAATCGCGCCCTCGGCCTCAATCGGCGCCGGCAGCGTGTCGGTCGGCGCCGTGACGCTCGTCCAGCCCAGGGAAACGCCATCGGCCTCCCAGCGGGCAAGCATCTTGTTCAATTCGCGGATGCCGTCCTGCATTTCCTGCGCGCTGACCGATTCGGTCGCGTCCTGCACGCCTAGCAGCAGCAGGGCATCGCGGACGATCGCGGACACCTGGGTCATGGACGGCTCCAAAAAGAGCGAGGGCCCCGAAGGGCCCCCGCTGGGTGCTGCAGGTGGATTACTCGGTGACGCGGCAGGCGTGGTTCGGACGGATGCCCGCCGGCAGCGCGAACAGGACGTCGATACGGGTCGATTCCGTATCCGTCTGACCGTTGCCGAAGGTCATCACGCGGACCGAAATGCCCTTGACCGTCGCGGTGTAGCCCTCGCAGCCGGCGAGCACCGGCAGCGGAGCGAACGCCGTGGCGAACGCGTCCTTGTGGAACACGAGGTTCTGGCGCTTGGCCTGCGACGCGGTGCCGAACACCGTGATCGCGGCGCCCGCAGCCGGCGACGCCGTCACGGTGCCGATGAGCGAGGAGGTCGTCGGGGTGATCGCCGGATAGATCGACACGTTGCCAGCGCCGCCCGCGTAGTCCGCGGTCACGACGAACTGGCGCAGGGTGCCGTTGTCCAGGCCCGTGATCGGGTGCACCGCATTGACGCCCGCGATCGTGAAGACCGTGCCCTTCGTGAGTGCGCCGGTGCCGGTGTTGACGGCGAGCGTCGAGCCGGTCTGCGAGGCACCGTTCACCAGATAGCCCGTGCCGGCGCCGTTGGTGTGGGTCGGGAGCGACAGCTGCTCGTAGAAGTCGAGACCCGCGAAGCGGCCCACCGAGTTTTCGGCGAACTCGGCCTGCAGCTCCTTCTGGCTATGGAACAGCGCCGCATTCGCCTCGGCCAGCGCGTCGTTGGCGTCGAGCGAGAAGTGCGCGACGCGGCCATCCTGCGGCGCCATGTAGCGCGACAGTGCCGAGCCGGCATTGCGCCACGGGGTGCGGGTGGCCGGGACGGTGCCCCAGGTGCCGACGGCGTTCGGGATCTGGTCCTTCATGCTCGACAGCAGGACCGCATTCACCTGGCTCGATAGCGCGGTCATCGCCGGACGCAGGAACCGCTTCTCGAAGTCGGAGATTTCGAGCACCTTCTCCTTCGCGGTGAAGGTCAGCGGGACGTGCTTCTGCTGGTCGACGGTGATGCTGACCGACGACTCGTTCACCGCCGGGGCGGCACCGCCACCAGCGAAGTTGGCGCCGCTGTAGACGACGGGAGTGGGCGGGATCTTGACCTTGACGGATTCGCCCGGCTTGTAGCCGACGGTTTCCTTGCCGAACTCTTCCTCGCGATCGGTGTTGAGGTTGGCGACGACGGTGTTTTCCTCGACCAGCATCGCCGCGGCCTTGCGGGCGATGAGCTGGTGAGTCAGTGCTTGTCCGACGTTGGACATGGGTAACTCCTAAGAAATGAGGTGTTACCGCTTGCGTCGACGTTCGCGGTCTTTCGCGTACCACTCGTCGTCCGTCAGCTTCGCTGCGGGCGTTTCCGTGGCGCTTCGACCGCCGACCATCGGCGGAGGCGGCGGGGTTTGGGTGACGGGTTTGGTCGGCGCGGGTGCGGCCGGCGGCGCCAGCTGGGCCGACTGCACGGACGGCGAAGGCGCGGCGCTCAGACGCGCGGCGATCTGCTGCAAAGCCAGCCCCGCGAACTGCGGCGAGGTGTTGGCGTAGGCGAGCAGGTCGCTGGGGGTATTGCCGAGGTGGTAAGCAATCGCCGGCCCTTGCGGGTGTGCGGCGATGGCGGCCTGCAGTTCGAGCGGCAGCGGAGGGATGGAGCCGACAACCTCGAAGAAATCGTCGTGGTCGTTGGCGAACTCGGCGACCTTGTTTTCGTAGGTCTGCCAGGTTTGCTGCTCACGAGCCTGCTGGGCGCGCTGGTCGTACAGCTGGGCGGCGCGACGCTCTGCCTGCTGGTTGACCCATTCGGTGTCGGCCTGTTGCCAGGCGTTGAAGTCGTAGCCGTGATCTTCCAGCGTCGGGCGCCGATCGCCCTGCTGACGACCCTGTGATTGCTGCGTCTGCGGCTGACTAGTGCGTTCGAACTCAGCCAATCGGCGACGCAGGGCCTCGGGGTCGTTCCATGTCTGTCGGTAGGTCTTGTTCTCGTCCTTGATGCGGTCGATGAACTCCCGCGTGGTGCGCTTTTTGCGTTCCTCGCTCTCCTGGCGCTGCTTCTCGGCCTGTGCGGCTTCCTGCTGCTCCGGGGTGAGGTCGGCGGTGGTGTCGGTGCCCTGCGTGACCTGCGGGGCGTCGTTGGTGGCAGGCGCAACGGCGCCCGCACCGCTCTCGGCGGTGTTGGTGGTGTCGCTCATCGGTTCCTCAGGGGATTCGGCGAGACCGCGCCGATACGGGCCGGCTAGAAGCCGGTGGGGCTGCCCGGCGGCGGACCGTCAGGCGAAAAAAAACCGCCTTGCGGCGGCTGGTCGGGTGGCCCGAACTGCGGTCCGGGTGGCGGTTGCATCGGATGCGGCGGCGGCATGCCGCCCATCATGTGGGCGTGCGCCAACTGCGCGCCGAGCTGCACGTTCTGCAACTGCTGGCCCTCAGCCTTCGCCTGGTTGAGCGCGGCGGCCGACTGCTTCTGTTGCGCGTCGGCGACGTCCTTCGGGTTGGGTTGCGGCGGCGCCGGCGGCTGGTCGCCTTCCTTCGGTTCGAGCAAGCCCTGCCCGACGAGTACCTTGCGCAGCGCCTTGTCGATCTCCTCCATGCCCGGGAGATCGCTGTTGTGCATGGTTGCGTAGGCGAGCAGCGGGCCCACGGCCGGGAACGCGCCGCCGATCTGGCCGGCGAGCTGGGCGAACCCTTCGGCCGCCTCCATGCGCTGCGTCGCATAGCTCGGGCCGACCGTCACGGTGACGTCATATTTGCCCTTGCGGATGTCGTTGAGGATGTGCGTCTCGCCCGTCTCCGGGTCCTGCACTTCCTGATACAGCTGCTTCCACTTCGCGGCGCCGTCGTCGCCGAGGATGCGGACCACGCGCGGGGTGTCGTACACGCGCGGGATCATGTCGACCAGGATCTCGTAGGTGTAGCGAATCGCGTAGGTCAGGTTGTCGATGTAGTTGAACGTCGCCGTCGCGCCCTGCTGCTTGCGCGAGTTGATGGCGAGGCCGGACGTCTCATTCGAGCGGGCGCCGAGCGAGGCGTCGTAGATGCCCGTGGACGCCTTCATGTCGTCGGCGTCCATGCCGGCGAGCTGGATCAGCGCGACCGGGACTTCGGCCTGCTGGACGCGCTGCGGGATGGAACCCGGTTCGGCGCTGTCGTCGATGTAGAGGACCGGGTAGTCCTCGGCGTTGGCGTTGTCCCACTGGCGTTTGTGCTGCCCCAGCCACTTCGGCTTCGCGATGAACGGCGCCTTCGGCGACTTCGCCACCGCCTCAATGATCGCCGTGCGGTGCACATTGTGCAGGCGCTGCTGGTCCTTGCCGAAGCGCGCCGCGCCGCACCAGTAATCCTCGCCGTCGACGTTGAGGATGTTGCCCCAGGTCACGACGATCGGGATGTACTTGGACGGGAACTCGTACTCGTCCGTCAGCCATTCGTGGCCGTTGGTGATCCGCATGCAGACCTTGTGGGTCTTGACCGTGCGGCGGTTGACGATCTGCAAGCCGGCGGCGGCCAGCTCCTCCTCGGACACGCCCAGCTCGTCGCTATTGACCACCGAATCGCCATTTGCCGAGCGCACCACCCACAGCTCGCGCGTGACCGGCTTCTTGTACCAGTATTCGGCGATGCGGACCTGGTCGCGATCCTGCCAATGCTGCCGGCAATGCGCGTCGCCCTCGAAGTCCTCGAGCTTGGCGTCCGGGTAGTCGGCCTCGAACTGGCTGCGCGGGATCAGCTCCTCGACGAACACGTAGCGCGCGTCGCGCCGGTCGATCTTCACCGCCGCCGGGTCGAACTTCACGCACGCGAAGTTGCGGATCGGCTCGATGCGGATGTCCTGTTCGAGGTCGTCGTCGTTCAGGTAGTCCGTGCAGATGCGCCATACGCCCATGCCGCCCATCACCGCCTGCTCGAAGGCGATGTCGTAGGCGCGGTCGGCGTTGCTGGTCGACTCGATGTTGCGGCACAGGCCCTGCATCAACTCGGCGAGGCCCCGATCGGCTTCTTCGACGCCGCGCACCTTGCCCTGCGGGCGGGTCTGCCGCATCTCGTTGATGATCTGCTGCAGCTGCATGCGCAGCTTCGGGAACTCGTAGGTGGGGCGATTCTTGCGGCGCTGCTTGAGCATCTCGTCCCACTGGTTGCCAGGCACGCTGACGAACTTGATGTCATCGCGCGCCATGTCGTACAGCGTCGAGCACGCATCCACGGCCTTCGGGTACTGCTCGCGCATGGCGTCGAGCAGCTTGTTGTCGGCGCGCTGCTCTTTCGTGTAGCCCATGGTTAGTAGTCCACCGCGTAGTCGTAGAAGTCAGGGCCGATCGGCAGGCTCGGGGCGTGGCTCGCGTGATCGACGGCGATCAGGCCGAAGCTGTCGGCCGCATGGCTCGCCCAGTCGTGGTTCGGCCCGAGGCCAATGCCGCGTTCCTCGTCCCGCTTTTCGTGATACCAGCCCAGCGCATCGCGCCCAGGGCCGGTGGTTGCTTCGTTGAACCAGATGCTCGGGAACAGCCGGCGTGCGGCCTCGATGCGGCGGGATGCCGCGCCGGCGCCCATGTTCGGGATCACGACGACCGTGTAACCCATGTCCTCGAAGGCGCTGCGGTAGGACACGGCGTAGACCTTGTCCTGCTGTGCGCCGTCATGCGGGAGGACGATGGTCGTCCGCTCCGGCGTGTACCCCTTCGAGCGCAGCCAGGCGGCGTGCGTCGCCATCGGCTGCCCGACCGCTTCGTAGTAGTCGACGATGCGGACCTGCTGGCCCACGAACTGATCGACCCACATCGTGAAGGCGTCGGCCTTGGCGCCAGTGCCGCCGATGTCGCAGTGCACGCGCAGCGTCAGCAGCGGATCGGCTGCCACGACGCTTATGCGCCCTTCCTGCTTCGCCTTCGTCAGATCGGTGGCGTAGTAGGCGCCCGTGATCGCCGTGGCAAACGCGCCTTCCCACACATGCGGGTAGTCCGCCAACGGATCGGCGAGGTCACGCTGCCGGTCGCGTTCCAACTTCGCCGGGAACCGCGGGTTGTCACGCCAGTTGAGCTCGACGACCTTCACCAGCGGATCGGTCGACTGACGAAAGCGCCGCTCCACCGCCGCGCTCTTGCGCTTCGGGTTCCACGTCACCCACAGCTCGGCGTTCCAGCCCTCGCCTTCCTCGCGCAGCGTCGGGATCAGGATCGACCACGCGCTGTCCGTGACCGGCTCGGCCTCGTCCACCCAGCACAGCAGGATGCGGCCCTTCGACTTGATGGATTCGATGCTGCGATCCAAACCAGCGAACGAAAACCACACGCGCCGGTCGCGGCTGCGGATGAACTTCTCGCCGACCTCGTAGTACTCGGCCAGGAACGGCTCGTCCTCGATCGCTCGTTTCACTTCCTCAAGCGACGAATCGTCGAGCGAGTTCATGAACTGACGCGCGCAGAGGATCTGCCCCGACACGCCGGCCTTGCCGTACATCAGCCCGCGCACCGCCGCCATCTTGGCGAAGCTGCGCGTCTTGGCCGAGCCGCGGCCACCGTAGGCACCGCGGACGTCCGCCGGCCCCTCGAACACCGGGATCAGCTTGTCGGGGATCTCAACCTGGGCCGTTGCCACGCATCGGCACCAGTTCGATCCGCGTCACCGCTTCCATCGGATCGCCGTCCGGACCACTCAACTCCACCGCCTGCGCCGGCTTGCCGTCGAAGCGGTTGGCGAGTTCCTGGATCGCCCACGGCTCGCCTTCCTCGGCCTTCTCGCAGACGACCTGCGCGACCTTGTCGAGCGTGCCTCGCTGCACGCATTGCTTCCGCAGGGCGTCGAACCACTCCTTGCCCTTGCGCGCGTTCCGGTTCCCGATGGGCGCGGCCATTGTCTTAACCTCTAACGTTTTGTTTCGTCGCCGAATTTCGGGCAAGTTCGCCCATCGGCGGCTTCGGCTGGATTAGCCGATGAACTTCCGGGTCTTCAGCTCGTTAACGAGCGCGTTGTAGTCGCTGACCAGCTGCGCCACGGTGGTGGCCGCACTGGTCGAGACCGCGGCACCGAGCGCGTTGTACCGCTTGTTGCCGGCGTGGACGGTCGTGGTGTGGTTGTGCGCCGCGCCTGGCGCCCTGACGTGGGCGTTGTTGTCGCCCAGCACCGCCGACAGGTCGATGTCCGAGCGGTTGAAGCTGTCGCCCACGTACACGTCGTACAGACGCTCGGTCGCGCTCAGGGCCGTGTTCGTGTAGCCGTTGGTGTTGGTGTTGTCCGGGCTGCAGTTGTATTCGGCGTAGATGCCGATGGCCTTGCAGTCCGTGCCGGCCTCGAAGTACCAGCCCCACAGCTTGTTGTAGCTGGCCTGCCCGCCGATGAAGGTGTTGGCGTAGGTCGCGCCGCCGTCCAGGTAGTGATGGACACCATAGCGACCGTTCTTGTCGAACTGGCAGTTGATGAAGACGTTGGCGTTCGCGCCGAATCGCAGCTCTAAGCCGTCGAGGCCATTGCCAGTGGAGCGGCAATTCCGCAGCTCGGAGAAAAACACCGCGCCGCCGATGGTGCCGTCACTGGAATCGAAGCGGATACCCGAGCCGGTGAATCCCGAGACCACCACGTTTTCCATGAAGACCTTGCGCTTGAGCACGAGGCCATGTTTTCCGCTCGCTTGGCTGCTGGCGCCCTTGTAGCGCAGGGTGAAGTTGCGCAGCTTGATCCGGTTGCTTGCGGAACTGCCGCGCACCTCAAGGCCGTGGGCCGTGGTGTTGTAGATGTCGAGGAAGCTGCTGTTGGGGCCGTCGCCGTACAGGTCGATTTCGGCCGCCAGGATCGTGGCGTTGCTCAGCTTG